ATGGAGCTCAGGTTTTAACGATGCCTTGTAAAATTCGCTCATATACTAGCGCATCAAGTCAAAAGAAAACGCATCCACCGTTTCCAGTGAATGCGTTGTAATGTGAATCATGATCAAAAAAAATGACCAAGCATTGAAGTTTTTAGTTTTTACGATGACTTGCCCAAAGCGGTGATCGTAATGTTTGTTCCCGCTGATGTTGCTGTGATAACTAAGTCAGCGGTCAACATGCTGCCAGTGATGCCGCTAGCATTCCAAATTTTACAAGGCAACGTTAAAACCTGAGTTCCATTCGTTGCCGTTGCGCTGCCGCTTGTAACATTGATTTCTAGCGCGTAAATCCGCGCCATAGATGGCAGTGTCACGCCTTCAAAGTCTTTGCCGTCACCGTCTAAAACTTGCACTCCAGAGCTGACAACTCCCGCCGTTGTATCAGTGCTTGTCGATGCAGCTGTGATGCCTAAGCCGCTTGGTATTGCTATATTCAGCGTTCCATCATTGGCTAGGTAATTGCCGTTCGCATCAGCTTTTACTGTCAGCACAATATCGGCACCTGAGCTTGCCACCGAGTATTTAGCGGCGATTGCAGCATTTGCATTTAGCCCCGATGCAAGTGCGGTTGCAACTAGAGCAGCTGTGTTCGCTGATGTCGTCAACGGGATTGTTACAGCAAGCGGCGATCCTGTTAATGTGGATCCCGTTACGGTAACAATGCAATTGCCGTTTGATGTTGCCCCAGCCGCAGCAACGACCGTGGCAGTTTCGACTTGTGCAACTCCTGCAACAAATGCCGCGCTGCCAGTGCATACTCCAGTCTGGACATCTAGCGTTGCCGTGGTGCTTGATGTAGTAAGTCTTGCGCTAATTGCATAACCAATGTCTGCAGTTGTGAACAATTCTTGCGTTGGTGATACTCCCACCGTTAGGCTTCCTCTAGTCAGTGTTGAAACTGGAATTGCTGTAAAGCTCGTGCCGTAATATGTCTGAGCGGATGTGATAGCCATAAAGTGTTCTTTTGTAAGTTGCGGTTTGTTATTACGTAATCAATAAAAACCACCCCGCCATTTCTGACGGGATGGAAGTTATGACTACCAACTGAAAAAATTAGTCAGCAAGCAAGCAGATATGCTCTGGCTTGAGAACTTTAGCACCCCAAAGAACACCGATTTCGTAGTGAACCATGCGATAGCCGGGATAGACAGCAAGCTCAAAGCTAAGTCCGCTGCGTGGGTCAGTTACGACTTCGCGCATCAAAGCAAGATCGTTGCCGCCAAGTGGAACTTCTGGCAAGCGTGTTGCAAGGATAATTGCGTTTCGGCTGAATGCAGCGTTTGCATCTTGCGCGCTGAGAACCGTCACAGCATCGTTGTTGGCGATTGCTTTGATAAGTCCAGGTGCTGCGATTGTGATGTCTTGGTCGCCGTCTCCAGCGGTTCCAGTAGTGACAGTATAAGTATTGCCGCCGATGGTCACAAGCGATCCAGTCGGGATCGTGCCAGTGCCTGTGTCAACGTGAATCAAAGTTGCGCCAACTGCATAACCCGCTACGTTGTCAACAAGGTAGTTTGCACCTGTGGCAGTGGCGGTCAATCCGATTTGAGCAGACTCACGAACGCCGAAGCCCATAAGGTTGCCGAGAACTCCTTGGCGAAGCAAGCCGTTGTCTCCAGCACTATCGACGCTGTTGAGTTGAGTCAATCCGCGCATGGCAGCGGAAGCCGTGGTGTTGAGAACCATGTGACGGTCGCTAAGTGGTGCGCCGCGATCATCCAAGAACTTCTTGGCAAAGGCAGCATCTTTCAATGTTGCGCTAAACAAAGTCGTTGCGTTTGGAGTGATTGCACCCGATGCGCCAAGTGCGGCAGCGTCAGCGAGGTCATTTTCGATCTCATTCACGGCAGCGCGGATGGCTTGAGCGATCTGGTCTTGAGCAACTGACAAAGTGCCAGCACCTTGATTGACGGCGTATTGCTCCTCAGCACTCCAAGAGAATGGAAAAGCGCGAGCCTTGGTGATTGTGATGTTTTCGTTGCCAACGGTTTGATCTGCGATTGCAGGAAAAGCCATGGCAGCGGTGATGTCCTTTCCTGCTGTATTTGCGGCAGTTTTGAACGAACGGAGATTTTGACCAACGGCAACGCGATCAGCCGAAGCGTCACGGGTTACGGATGGGATAAATCCGACAAGCTCACGCGAAACCACATCAAGTGCGGAATAAGCGTCAGCTACTAAGTTAGTAAGTGTGTTTGACATGTGTTATGTTAGTTGATGATTTTGCCGCCAGTTTTGACGAAGTTCATGCGCTCGGCAGGCGTGAGCGTGTTGAACTGTTGGAGAGTTTTGTTTTTGATTGCGCTTTCTTCCTCGATTGCAACTGGTGCTTCGTGTCCGTTTTGCGAAAGTAGCACAATGGCTTTTTGCTCTGCGCTAGCCTCGGCAGTTTGCACTTCAGCTTGGAAGGTTTCGATTTGCGCTTGTGCTTGTGTTAAGCCTTCAGCGGATGTGTCACGCTCTGCGGTTAAAGTTGCAACTTGTGCTTGCAAGTCAGAAATTGATTGTGCATGAGCTGCGACTGTCTCGCGTTCAGCGGAGAGTTCAGCTTGTGCTGCGGTCAGATCCTCGGTAAGCGATGCAATTTGCGATTGCGCGGCTTCGAGGTCTGCTTTGTTTGCGAATGGGTTAAAGCTCATTTCGAGTTCGATTTTTGATTGATTTGTGTTACGTCAAGATTTTTTTTTAGATAATTTCATCTGCCAAGCCTAGGTCGATTGCACGTTGCCCAGAATACCAGCCAGCGCGGAAAACTTCTTCGTCGATGTCTGGTCTGCGCTCTGAAACAAACGCTTTAAAAGCATCGCCAAATTGATTTGCTGACTCTTGCAAAAATGCTAGTTGCTCTGCATTCGGCTCCAGATGGAAAGTTGATTTCAGCGTTGCGCCTTCGTTGGTTATTGCCTTTGCCTCAATTCCGATATTGCGCTCGTATTGAGTATAATCATACCAAGTCATAATTGTTCCGATGTTGCCGATTTGAGCGGTCTCGGAAATCACAATGCGATTGGTAGCACTTGCCAGCATGTAAGCCGCAGAGCAAGCGCAGGATGTAACCGTTGCGGCAGTTGGCACTGATAGCGCGGAAATATAGCGTGAAAGCTCGATTGCTCCATTTACGCTGCCTCCACCGCTATTGATGACAAAGTTGATTGCTTGCGCTCCTTGCTCCATCAAATCATCAATTTCATCTTTGATCGAATCGTAACTGGTCACGATGCCGACCTTTTCGTAGATTGCAGGAACGCCATTTGTCAGCATCCCCTGAATCGAGATTGTGCCAAGTCCGTTTTCGATTGATGGCGATGGTCGAAAGTTGTAAAAATCATCGATCTCAACATCGTCAAGACTAGCGTTCATTGCAGCGTTTAGCTGTGACGCATCGCAAGCGTAAAAGCGTTGCATTGCAAGGTGATTATGCAGTTGGTTCTTCATTCGGTGTAGATTGTTGTTGGCTCATTTCGTTTGGCGTGAGCATCACCATTTCGCGATCTTCGATGACCACTTTGTATTTTTCTGCTACTTGCGCGGCGATGACTTTGCGCATTGCGATTTCCTCAGCTCGCTCGGTGTAATGCTCCGTTAGCGTTGTGCCTTGTGCTTCCAAGATGTCACCCATGTTTATGGTGCCAAGCTTGAATCCTTCGCGTGCCATCTGCGCCTCTCTGCCGTCATCCACGGTCAAACGTGGCGGCATGGTAAATGACCAAGAAAACGGCGCGGCAACTTGTGTGATTTTTCCGTTGGCAGCTAGCACCGCATAAGCGTATTCAAGCTTGCGCTTGGCGATGTATTTCAGCACCTTTTGACGAGCCAAGATTGCTCTGCGTGCGCGTTCAACTTCTGCCCGTTCTGCCGTGCCTTGACCCGCTGGTTTCCAAGTCATTGAGTAGCTCCAACCGATGCCGATCAAGCTCATGCGAATCATGCGGTCATGGAATGACTCCCAAATTTCACCGGGGTTTTCGTGTTTGATTGTTTCAATTTTGCTGCCGCTGCCAGCTACAAAATAACGGTTTGTTCCTGGCTGAACTCGCTCAAAAGTGACTCCAGTGTCAGTGTTGCAAGGCATGTCAGTGTTTGCTGGATCGTCCAAATCAGCACCGCCAATCTCGTTGTGTTCGACAAGTCCAATGCTTGAAACGATCATTTGACGGATGCGCTCGTATTCCGTGGATTGCAAGCAATGCTTCAAATCCTCCAATGCGTGCGTAAAGCTCGGCAATCCGCGCCCTTGCTCCTGCCATTCAGGGTTAAAGCCGTGAATGATTTTGTATGCTGGGAAATCCTCATAATCCGATGATTGCGTGCCAGTGCTGATACGAAATGCAATGGGTCTGCCAGCTTTGTTGTAAATCACGCCATCGCGGATGACTGCGCCTTTGTAGGTGCCGTCTTTTAGCTCTTGCCCGTCCGCTGCGTTTTTGCTCCAGCATTGGTGATACGGGATCGACTGAAACTGTGGAAACGTCCCGCTTGAATCGTAGGTCAAAAGCGTGAAGTCCCCGCCGTCACGATCCATCGCGATCGATGTCAAACGCAAGTCAGTCTGCCAATCATACATGCCGCCGCGGATGTCGCTGTTAGGATAAAGCACGTTGATGAGGTATTGCGTGGCAGCGTTGCCAGCGTCACGATCCGCGCCTGTGTAAGTTGGAAGCCATGCCTCGCCTACGCTGTAATCGGCTTTCTGATTGATTGCAGCTCTTGGCACGCCCATGTTGGTGTATAGCCTGCGCGACAATGCCGCCAAGGTTCGGCGGTCATTCATCGGGATTAGCTTGTCAATGTCACCATCTCGATTTTCGTATTGTGGCGAGCGGCGAACGTCACGCGTGGCAGCGTGCGCAAATTTTACAGTTTGTCCGTATTGGTCAACGATCATTGGAAAAATACACGGGTTCGGGTTGTGGATGTGAAGCCGTTGTCATAATGCCAAACGACTCGCTCCAAAAGTGCCAGACGGTCAGCTTTGGAAATAGTCGTTGACTGTGAGAAGGTTTGACCGTTGACGGTTGCGCTAGTTAGCTCTTTGCCAGCATCGGCTGATGTGGCTACTTCCAGCGCAATCGCGGCGTATTCGTCACGAATGGTCTGCATGGCTGTCGCGTTGGTTCGCGTAGCCTTTGCCACCGTTAATGCCAGCCGTGCAAGATTCATGCGCGTATTGCGCGATTGATTTTCCTTGCGTCAAGTATTTTTTTCGGCTAATTTATTCACCCTTGAAAACGCCGCGAACGTAAGCAACTGCCACGTTGTAATAAAGACAGTCCCACAAGTGGTTGTTACGATTCAGAGTTTTCCAGAACTGCGTCACGTTCCCTTTTGCGTCTGTGGTTTCGGCTCTGACCTCTGCCTTCAGGTGATTGCGGAAGTTATCGCTGACATCAATCGGTAGCTCGATCCTGCCGGCGTTTAATAATCCGTCCGTGTCATCTTTGAATCGTTTTGACGATACGAAAAAGTAGCGAACGATCTGCTTGCTCTTGGTCATCATGCGACCATATTTCGAGTATGCCTTGGCAACTTGTTTTCCGTCCTGCGTCTGATGCGTGAACTCTAGCTTGTCACTACCACGAATGCCAGTCCACCCGTTACGCTCAATCATGGCAAGAACATCGAGATTTTCCGTGTCCCATGAAATGTCAACAAAGACGTTACTTGCTGCAATTCCAGCTTTGTCCTGCACCGCTTTGAGCTTTGACTCGCTATCGATGTAACCCTCAGAAAGAACTTTGCATTTTGCGTCTTTAGTCCATGCCGCGCCAATGTGCCAGTAATGCCCTTTGCCACAGTCAATAGTCATGTAGCGTCCATGCTCGTTTTCGATTGGTGTTGCGCTTAGTTCCTCTTTTGAAAAGTCACCGATGGCTATTTCCTTTTTGTCTGGCACAAAGTTTTCATCCCAAAACTCTGCAAAGTCTTTTTGCCGCAATTGCTTCCACGGTTCAATCCGTCCATTGTTGAGCTGATCCTTTGCGTCGAGGATCCTACTCACAACTTCGCTATATGATACCCACCACATTGTAAGTCGCGTCACCCCGTGGATGTAAACCATGCGCGGATTACTGCCGATGCGCTCTAAAATGTAGGTGCTGGAGTCACACAAAGCCCGTCGATCCTGAATACTGTCTTTGTGAACGTGTCCGCAATTCGGGCATTGAATCCGTGCCGTGTCGCACGTTGCTTGCCGATCAAGTTCGCCGTCTTTTTTTACAATGTCATACTTCAAGTTGGCATCGCTCCAATCGTGGTAGTTTCCGCATCCTTGGCATGCCCACTTGTAAATGTATTCCGTGGCAATCTCGCGCTTTCTAAATCCTTCTTTGTGCTTGTAACCGCCCTGCGAAACGAAAAATGCTTTTCGATTCCATCGCTCATGGTGCCGCGCCAATGCCTCCTTTATTAGTCCGTCATCCCATCGCCAATCCTCGTCACCGAAAACATAGCGAACTGAAACCTCTTGAAAGTTTGTGAGGTTTGCTCCTACGAACTGCATCGCCATATGCGGCCAGATGATCTCCGTTTTGCGCGAACTGTGCCGATCCTCTGGCCATAGCGTTTCCAGTGATTTGCATTTTTTCAATGCTGGCAACAATCGAGACTCAGCCCAAAACTTGGCTTTATCATTGGCTTGTGATGCGTAAAGCAAATTGCCCGCATCCTCGCT